CTTCTAGACCTAGAATTGGCTTTATGCCCTTTGCTTTTGCAATACGGTGCAGTTCCCTATGCCCAGATAAAGTACCGTGGTCAGTGATGGCAATTTCTGGCATCCCTAACTCAACTGCACGTTCAACGTATTCTTCTGGAGTAGCAATCCCATCAAATAAACTAAAATGGGTATGGACATGTAAGCCTACGTAGTTCATATTACCAATCTGCGTTGGTAGATGAAGTTACAGATGGACCATCAAAGCCCAAATAGTATGCTTCTTGCTCGGCATAAGGAATCTTCTTAAGTGCTGACTCAAGAGGATAAGGCTCAATGTCCTTCCAATCAAATGGTTCCTTGTCTGGTGCTGCTGGAATTAATGTGTAATTAGTTTCAGTACCCTGACCATTACGCTTTAATTTCCACAGTACGTTTGAGATGCTACCTGTTTCTAGTGCATACTCACGAATTGTATTAAATGATGACTGCTTGCTGATACCCATTGACCAGATTGCAACATATGGTGCTTCAATTCCATCATCAACTAGAACGTTGCAATAGAAACGAAGGCGTCCACGCCAACCTGCCTTTGGATCTTTACGATGCATCTCTTCTGCCCAGTCACGGCCTTCAGATTCCAATGTGTCTACAGCCTTGCGCTTGTAGTCCTTTGGGTTTACGTGTTCCTTAACAACAAGTGCTAGTCCACGTTTTTCATTATAGTTTGCAGAATCCTCATCAAGTTCTTCAATGAATCGGATCTTTACAGACTGACCGTCTGCGAGTTTTAGCCACTTTAACTTTGGCCCGTCGTTTTCATACTTTGGCTTGTCGAGCAGGGCATTAATGTTTTTGAGTCCCTTTACTACGCTCATATTATTTCTCCTTTGGTTGTTATATTAGTTTAGCATAAGAGATATAGATTTGTCAAACTGGAACTCTAGGTTCTTAAGTTCTTCATCTGGCATATCACCTATATCTTTATACTTTGTGTTTAGTTTAATAACAGAAACACGACTAGAAAGTTTTTCAACTATCCTATCTTTCATGTTTCCTCCTGCCTCATCGTTATCAGCAATAACAATAATGTTATTGAAATACTTCTGAAGCAATTCTATTTGTGTGCTTGAAACATTTGCGCCAAGAGTTGCAACTGCTGGAAGTCCTACCTGATCAAGCCTGATGGCATCAAAGGATGACTCCACTACATATACTCTATCAGACTTCTTAACTCTGTGCAAGTTAAAAAGTGTTTTGCTTTTTGGAAGTCCTGGAGTATTTTTAAAATCTTTTCCTTCGATGGATCTACCGACGAATCCTAGTGGTATGCCGTCTGGACTGTGGACTGGAACAGTAACCATATCTTGTTTTTCTGAATACCCCAATGCAAATTTTATGCAAGAAGGCTTTTCAATTTTCCTGTATGTAAAATAATTTTTTGCTCTTTCTGAAGCAACTAGGTTATTATGTAATCTTTTAATAATAAGTTCATCAAACGTTTTATACTGCTCTTCTTTTACAAGAGCCTTGTCAATTTCTATAGTAAGGTTAGTTATTTTTTCTTTGCTTTTTATAAACCTTGCAGACTCAAAATATGTTCTACCAGATGTGTGCATAACCAATTCTATAAGGTCTACAGATTTTTGGCAAGAAAAACAAAAGAACATTCCGCTATCTTTCTGTACTTCTCCTGCTGGTGTTCTATGGTTATTGTGAAATGGACAAAAGATCATAAAGTCTGCATCAAGTTCAGACTCTACTGTTATACCCGATCCTGCAAGGACTCTTTTGATTTGTTCTGCGGTGTATAGATTGGCTTGTTGCCGTCTATTCCTACTATCCATTCGCTATTCCTTTTCCCTGCGTAAACTGCTTGTATTGATAATTCAAAATCAAAAACTTTCTTTTTACTATTATATCCTATTGTAAAGTCTGGGTCAAGATCGAGTCTTGGCACATACCCACTAAGCCTCATTTCTGAAACTAATAGTCTTATATATTCTATCTTTAGCCTTCCAATTGCTGCTTCATCATGTATAACCCCATCAAGAGAAAACTTCTTGATAGCCTTATGGTGATAAAATGTTGGAGACTGTGTCTCCTTGTTTTTTGACATATCATATTATAACTACTTATCTTCAAAATCTTTATATCTATAATATCCCTTATCAAAGTCGCACTGGACCAAGAAATCTCCCATAAAACCATTACGGTTCTTTCTAAATGCACACTCAATAATGTCACTATTAGTACCACGACCTAAAGCAAGCACCCAGTCAGCATCATAGGCAATCTGTCTAGACCATGCTGTTTGACCCAATGTGGGGACTGTAGAGAGGTCATTAACATCATCTGGTGTGGCAGATGAGATAGCAATGATTGGAACCTCTTCACCAATAGCCATTAGTTTAAGTTCTCTTGAAAGGTTCTTCATTCGTACCGTTTCGTTATCTGACTTTTGATTAGGAGCCATTAACTGAAGATAGTCAACAATTACAAAGTCTGGTTTGTACTGATCAATTTTTCCACGAAGAACTGATGGGTTGATTTCTCCGCCTTGATCATTTGAGATAATATGAAACTCTGGCTTTCCTTGAAGATTTTTTTCATGCCATTCTTTAAGCATGTCCATCTCAACTTCACCATTACTTAACTTTCTATGAGACCATCGTCCCTCACCCATTATTGTAAATACACGGTTGCGAACTTCTGTTTCACTCATTTCAAGACTGATGACTAGTGGGCTACGACCCTGCTTCCAGGCCTGTACAGCGAAGTACAGGGCTAACCATGACTTTCCAATACCTGGGTATGCAAGGAAGACTCCCAACTGGCCTGGCATGATTCCTGAAGGAAGATAATTGTCAAACCCTGGAAGGCCAGTCTTAATTCCTACATGACCTAGAAGTTGCTGCTTCTTTAGGTTTTCAAAATATGCAACGGCAGACTCAAGGTCTGTTACATCAATATCACGAATTGCAGCAGTGTTCTTTTTTAATTCTGAGGTTTTTGTAATTAGTTCATTAAGAGCAACAGTTCCATTATTATTCTGGATTTCACTTGCTGCAGATCTAATGATATCCTTAAGGCTATCTGTCAGATACTCTCCTTGAAGTTCTTCAAGATGATGTTTTGTTGCACCAATACCTGCAACTGGTTCAAAGTCTCTAAACTTTTCAGTAACTAGTTCTGCTGGAGGAAGAACTGAGTTGTTTTCAAAATATAGTCTTACAAAGTTCCAAATGTCTCCATGGGTTCTTAGCAGGTTATCAACATTTGCTTGAAGTAGAACATGGATCTGCTTATCTTTTAAAACAGCAGTAAGTAGTTTTGCCTCTGTGTTATTCACTCAACCACTCCTTTGCCAATCGTCTGCGCTCTATTCTTTCTTCATTATCTTTGCTTTTATCTTTTTTTGCCTGCAATATTTTTTCTGCGTTGTATGCAAAGTGATTCCAAGAAGGATTCTCTGCAACTGAAAAGTAATACTCAAGTATATCGTAGCATCCTGGCAATGTATATGATTCAACAAGGGCATCTGAAGCCCATTGCTCTACATTTAGATTAAGGGATGGCTTTGATTCGTACCTTGCGGTATGATACTTGCTGTATCTTGAAAGCAAAGCCATACGGTCTTTGCGTTCTGCCATTATCCTTCAGCAGCCTCTTCTTGTGCTTCTTTAATTTTATCTGTAAGTTTATCTTCAACAAACTTGTAGACACGCTCAAAGGCTTGATCAACAGTTTCGCCATTTTTACGAGAATCTACAACACCTAAATCAAGTCTAAGCGACTGAAAATTTCCTAGATTAAGTGTGTATCCTAATGTTACTGATACTTTAGTTGTTTCGTTTTCCATTTTATACCCTTCGTTAAATAGATTCGTTCCAAATTGGAATGAATCGCCCATCTTCTGTTCTCCTATATGTAAGTATACCATCGCCCATTCTTCGTGTCAACTCTTGTTTACTAGGCGTAATATCATTAGTAATTAACTTATCTTTTCTTGGTCGGCCAATATGGTATGAAGCAAGTATATCACGAATCTCTTTTACTTGTGATTCTGAATAATATGATCTTACCTGAAAACCTCTTGCTCCACCTTTTTGAGATCCAGTTGGAAATGGAATAATTCCTCTTTTCATTAGAGACGGCATATACTTTTTATGACGATTAACTAAATCAGCAGTCTGACCTACTGTGTATGCTCGTTCTCTTTTATTTTTAAAATCATTAATTAAACAACTTTCAATTTGATCTTTATTAATGTTATAAACAGACATGATTCCATTAGAATGGTTGTAGTGATGTATTCTGACTAGGTCTCCATTAAGAAACCAAACTTTTTTATTACCTGGTATTACAGGTGACTCATTGTATTTTTCGCTCTCAATTGTTCCTTTTTTAGTAACCATTGGCCCTCCTGAGAATTACTAGGTGGATGAAAAAATTTTCTTTCTCCGCAAAGAATACAATATAATTCAAGATTATTTATTTCTGTATACTGTCTATCTATAAACATTCTTCCATTACATTTTTTGCATTTTATCACGAGTTTGGTATTCCAACTGCTATTACGTTAATACCCATTGTAGTTTCTCCTCCAAGATTAAACTTTACGGTTCCTTCTACTTTTGAGGTTGTTATGCTATTTATAGTCACTGTAACATCTTTTCCAGAATCATTGGTACCTTTATTGTATGCTGTTGCTGTTACTATTGGCGGATACCTAAACTCTTTTTCAAAGTCATGAGACCATGGCAAAGAACTTCCTGCTGTTTGTAGTGAAGATGTTGACACTAACTCATATCCACCAATTACGCTTGCTTCTGAAGTTTTTACAGTTTGTGGGCCATTTCTATCTGTATCAACTATAAGATACCCTCTTTTAGATGGGGCAACCTGTGTGTATAGTTCATTAACAGATTGAACAATTTGATATATATAAGTTACATCTAGTGGCTGACCACGCTCTGGTAAAGGTAAAATTGCCATACTATAATTATACCAGACTTACAATTCCAGAATCATAAACCTCTAATGACTCTGTAAGTTTTGGCACTATTGATGAGGCTTGTACAATTACTCTTACAGACTGTGTTCCATTTTTTAAAAAAGAATAACTCTGTGATCCAGTAGATCCTATATATGATGGCGTTGCTCCGTCAAATCCTGCAAAAATATCATAAACTATCTGTATTGAAACCTGCCCAGTTGACCAATTTACAAAAACACTGTTGCCGATAATGTTTATATCTCCTGGACCAATAATTACAGCCTCTGAACCAGTAATAAATATTTTTGAGTATGCTGATTTTCTATTCTTGTCTTCTGAAACAATTCTAAATCTAACAACTCTTGAGTTTGATGATGTTACTTTTCCTAGTAATTCTTTTTTAATAACAACATTTTTAATTCCTTTGTCTGCCATTATCCAACATCCAGTGCAAATCTAAACTCAATGTAATTTGTTGTATTTGCTGATTTTATAATTGGTCTTGAGCCTGCGTTTTTAATTACTGAATATCCTGTTAGCCCATATAAAGAATTAGTTGATGTTACGTTTTCTAATCTTAAGCCGTCTAGACAAACATAAAATAAATCTGATGGCAATCCAGCCTCAGTAACACATGCATATATTTTTACTACAGTAACTTCTCGCCAATCAAAAGTATCTGTTTTATTTAAATCTTTAAGTGCTTTTGTTGAAACAATATATCTGCTTTGAGAAAAATCAAATACATCGTCTGCTGTGCCAGCAAGATATGCTTCGTCATCAATATCTATTTCAAATCTTGCATACTCTTGTGCAGAGTTTGTTCCAATATAAGAAAACTCTAATAATATTTTAACATTGTCTGGAACTGTGTTTGAATTAGCAACCTTATTAACAACAGAAAAAGCAAACCTTAGTTCATCTAAAGGACTGTTTTTTGTAAGATCAATTGCTGTTTCATTTAGTCTGATATATTTAGATCCAGAACCAACCTGTAGTTTACCTAACTGATTACGTGTTAGTGTAGAGTCGTTTCCTACAATAGCAATAATATTATTTAAGAACCTACATCTTTCATTTCTTGCCACTCTATCTGAATGAGTAAATATTCTATTGTCTGCATTTGTTGCAAATACATTTACTGTTTGATTTATAATACCATTTTCAGACTCACCATCAAGTGGTTCATACCTTATTGGAATGTCTATGGCTGCAGACCCAAATGGCTGATATAACCAATTATCTGTGTCTGCAAAGGAATAAAGATTTCTGCTATCAAAAGATCCAGCAACTGGGTTTGATGCAGCAGAGAATATACCAACCTCAGTAATCTCATACCTTTCTTCTGTTGGTAATTCTGCTGTTAGGACTACCTTATCTAGACCGTCTTCATTTACAAAACCTCTAGATATAATTGGCACACGAAACATCTCAAAGTCCAAAGATTTCTTTAGTGAGTAGTCTCCTAGGACCCCATCAGAAGGCACTGGATTAGGTCCACAGCCCACAGCAATGTGTGATGCATATGATTGTGTCTGACCTACGAGATACTTGGCTAAAAGATTTTTACCTATATTAGTTATCATTAATTACTCCCACCATATATTGTATCACTAAAAATGTCTCCACTAGTAAGTATCTGTACCTCTACCTGCTCATTTTGTTTAACATTAATTAAATTAATAACAAGGTCTCCTGTTATTGGGTCAATGTATACCGATTTGCAATTTGGAGTCTTTGTCCATTTAGTTTTATCTGTTTCGCCTGGATTATTTGCAGGTGGAGATATGTCGTATCCCGTTCCACAAACTGGTAAATGATCAAAAATAGACAATGACAAAGACTTAAAATATGAGTCAGAATACTGTAACCTTAATACATTGTTTGGATTATACTGTAAATACAAATCTGTTAAATTTTTAATTGGAGAGTAAATAACCTTTTGACCATTAATTAAGTCATGTCTAGATATAGTGGCAAGTTCGTATCCACCTATATCCTCAAACACAAGATCTGTCATTGTTTCAATATCCATAACCTCATCATTAAAAAGAATTAGGTCTGGAGTTGCAATCTTTACAGAAGTATTGTCTATTTCTATTCTTGGTGTTGGAAGTGCTGCAGTTGCATCTGCTCCGCCATTAATTGGAGTTGACATTAAACCACCTCACTTAAAAATACTGTCATGTCTGGACCATCTGAATTTCTTGTAAACTCAATGTTGTACACAACAAATCTGTTTAATGGATTTGATACCATATTTATTTCATTTTCTTTATAGTCTAAACTAACTATATCTCCAAGTTGAATTGTTGGTATTGAAAATATCTTAACTCCAACAGACTTTCTTGGCTTTGTAGTTTTTTCAATCATCCACTTCATTAAATTTGATGCCTCATCTTGTGATTGAATATATGGAGTTTCTAAAGAAAAATCTTTTTTGCCATATGTCATTCTGCTAAGTTTAATATCTTGATAGTCCTGTTTAAATTTAAAAGGATTTGAAATTAACTTATCTGCTACAAACTGTGGATTTGATTCAGTACTATTCTTTTTAAAATACTCATCAACTGTTAGATTGTTGTTAGACTGCTGAGTAAAGGTAACTCCTTGAATTCTTAAATAGTTTCCGCTTGTCTCATCTAAACTAAGAGCCGTATCTGTCGCATTAAAAATCAAGAACTCTGCACCATAAGATCCTGCTCTAAATCCAGAAACAACATAGCCTTTCATATTATTAAAGGTTGGAGAAATTTTTGCAGTTAATGCTGGGTAAGCCTTATCATATTTAAAATTAAACGATGCTGCTTCTCTCATTATGCTTCCAAACTCTTCAAAATATATTTTATATTTTGGAGGTTCTGAAGAACCAATACCAGAAAGGTATGTGTTTTGAACTAATCCACTTATAGCATATTTCCTAAATGATTCATTTGCATCTATTTCATTATCTCCAAAAACAGAGTTAACTGGAGCGTCTAAAGAGAATGAAGTATTTTGAGAATAGTTATTTGATAAAGCATAAACATTTTCAAACATTGCTTTTGTTGAACCTCTAGTAAATAGTGCAAGGCTAGAGTATACTGGAAGAGGATCTGTATCATCAACTGTCTTTATCATTTTGCCATTAATGTATAAATAAAATCTTCTTGTATTTCCTATGTCTTCATATTCTACTGCTAAGTCATATACCGTTGGATTTTCCTCTGCAAACATTCTTGATTGTCCAGTAAATCTTCCATCGTCTACTGTTATTTTTGCAATACTATCATACAAAACAATTGGAATTGCTTTTCCATTGTCTGACTTTATCTTATAAAAGAACACATTGCTAATACTTTGTCTATCTTCTTCTGACAAACTATCTATTCCAAGTGCCCCGATTTCAAAGTAATATCCAACATTTGTTGCGGTGTTTAGCATTACTGCTATACCAGCAGACCCACCTGTAACATTAATATTTTTGTCTGGTGTTGATCCATTTACAACATAAAAATTAAATGCTCCGTTAGCAGTTTGTCCTGAGTCTTTGCTGCTTTCTATTTTACCAACGATTCTAACCCTTGTTCCAAAATGCTTATACTTGGTATCTGACAGAGATTTATGAACATAAGATATAAAGTTTCTTGGTTTTTCTTTTGTTGTAAAATTAGGTCCAGTTAAAGAAAGTGCCGAAGACTGAACAGATCCTGGTCTTGGTTGTGTAGCAGTTGTTATCTCGCCAGCCATCACCGTAGACATAAAGTTTTTAATAAGTCCAGTTCTAGAAGATGTTCTTGCTAAAGCATCAGACGATATATTTTCATCTGTTGTTTTACCTGCTGAACTAACTGTTGTTGTTGGCAGAGGAGTCTTTTTTTCAAACATATACTCTCCAGACATGTAACAGCCTTTAACATTATCATCAGACTTCCAGTAATCAGATACTCCAGCAGAGTGTGCTACAACTGTAGTTCCAAACTGTCCACGACCATGCTTTTGAACTTCACCATTTTGTAATTTAATTACACCAGACTGTTCAAAATATTTTGGTTCAGAATAAATTCTTACAAGACCAGTGGGGTATATCTTTCCGTTGAATGGTAGTTTAGAAAAATAGTTTTGATAATCCTCAGTAGAAGTTATCCATACATTTCCAAAACCAGTAACATTATACTGAACTGCATCGTATCTTATAATTTCACCTTGAGAATAAAAATAACCATTATATCTGGTAATCCAATATGCTGCTTCGCCAAGACTAAATGTATTATTGATGACAATGTTATTTTTTACAGTTGGGACATCTGCTGAAAGATTAGAGTTTAAAGGTATTGCACTGAGGACATATGCAGATTGGGTATTAACTTCATTATTAATTGATTTTGTATTTTCTGTTCCAGAAACTTCCCACAGCAGCGCAGGCTTGTACGTATAAATTCTTTCATCATCTAAAAGGCTGGCCTGTCTTATAGAGCCAACAGATCTTTGTATGTGTCTTGTAGTGTAGTTAATTACTCCATCATTATATACATTGTTTGGTTGTGTAGAAACAGAAATAATATTTGCAATCTTAGAATTATCGAGAGTCTTATTTTTAATTTCTCTATTTTCAAACAAATCATTTGTTCCTTTTAGGGCAAAAGTTGTTGGCCTTTGTTCTTTAGTTGGCATAATATAGTCTTTGCTCATCATAACAAAGTTATTGTATTCGTCAAAGAACATTGCAGTCTGTGTTGATATTGCTAGGTCTTGAAGAATCTGTGCAACACTTTTATCTGGACCAACGAAGAAGTAGGGGATTATTATCTCTTTTTCATTTTCAACTCTTTTAAAGGTGTAATTAGAAAACCCAATATAATCTAGCAAAAGAGAAACTGCTGAACTAACAGAAACCTCTGTCATTAATATTTGAGGTGCAGCAATTGATTCTAGGTACCAGTACATGTCTCTTAAAGAAAGAGAGACTGTTTTTCCCATAAGATCTTGTTTTGGAAATGCATCTGAGTATAATGTTTTAATTGGTACATAATAATCCCAGCCATCAACATCAACAATAACTTCGTAAAACTTTAACTGAACATGTCTATTGATATATTTTGATATAATGCTTAATGAGTTGTTTTCATTAAACGCTTGATCATAATCAAAGATATTTATATTTCCATTAGAAGCAATTAATTGTCCAACTGGCAAACCGCTTATACCAAGGTCCGAAGCACTTTTATTAATTGAATAATCTAAAGTTTTGTCAGAAATATTAAGAGCAAGTCTGGGAGATATTTCTATAAGATCAAATGTTGAATCTTTTGTATTCATTGTGTCTACAACAATTCTAACTCCAGAGATGTACTCAAACTCTCTATACTGAGACTTGCCATCTAAAGATCTTGTAAATACGCTTGGAGAGGTTGCATCTGTAACAAAGTTAGTTAATCTATTTACTGTTTCTTCTTGAACATACCATCCGTATTTTGGTGTTATTATTATATATTCTACTCCATTCCAAATATAGAATTTACCTAAAGCATTTTCATTTTCTTTTATAAGATAAGCATAACCAACAACAGAGTCTTCAGGAAGCAAAGAAATGCTTGTATATGTTTCTGCAAACACAAAGTTTGAGGTCCACTCATCAGGAACTATCAGGCCATATGCAATTTCAACATATCCATCGCTTTTAATAATTGGTGTTCCATCTAACCTTGTTTTTGCTGGATCAAAAGATATAATATTTTCCCAATTACCATCTTTTAAAAATTGAATTTTCCATTTACTAGGAACCTTTTTATTTAAATCTCCAAAGAATGGGTCTGCAAATGATCCAGTTGGAGAAGAAAATGGTCCTAAATTTTCTGTACCAATGTGCGTTTGCATCTTAACTACAACTCTATTAGTTGGTATTTTTTCTTTATATACTACAAAAGGACATGCATCTTCTATAGAATTTTGAGAACCCCTAACCTTAGATGCAATTCCATATTCTGAAATTGTATCGGCTATTCCTAATTTTTCTTTCCCATCTATATCTGTAAATGTTTGGCTAGACCCATAGCCAGTGGTGTTGTTGTTGTAAACATACTTGTAGGTTGTTTCTGTTCTATAAGATGTCCAGTATTTAAACTTGTCATTTTTATCTGGCATATAATATCTTGGTCTATCTGCCATATAAAGATTTGGGTGATGAAGTTTGGTCCCATTATCTTTAAAAAATACAGCCTTATTGATTCCAGATCTTGGTCTAAACTGATTAAAACATTCCTCTAAAGAATAAAGAGTCTTTAGTTTTTCTTTCTTTGTTAAAAATGTTGTTGGTATATCATTATTATCAAACGTTCCATCTACAAGAACATCTGCATCAGTTGCTCCTGTATAAAAATTTCCACTATCATTAATGTCAAAACTTGTAGGAAGTGAAGAATATACTGAGTCAACCTGTGTTGGTCTATATCTATAATTTCCAATATGCTTTATATTGGTTGGTATATTCATATTCCATTCTGCTGTAATTATTGACTTGTTTCGTACCGTTGAAGAAGTCTCTAAAAATGTTTGCAGGTCTTTATCTTCAAACATTATACTTCTTCCAGGGTTACTGAGACATTCCAAAAATCAAAATTAGTTCCTCGTTTTTCAACAGAGTATGAAAAATCAGTAATAAACATTTCTATTAATTGATTATATTGCCCAAGATGTTCGTATGGGTCTGGAGTTCCTTTAAAAATACCTTTTCTATCGTATGCAAGAAATACCCAAAAAGAACCTTTGTGCGAATCATACCACTCAAGCATGTCTGCTCCGCCTGCTCCGCCATCAGAGGTGTAAGACTTGTATGGAGAAACCCCATTAACAGTATCAAATGTCGGAATGTTTGCATGTGATCTGGATGGAATTAGGTTCCAACTTGTAGTTAACGTAAGTTTGTCTGCAATATGATATGATCTCATACGGCCATTAATCATTCTTTCTCGCTTTTCAATTCTTTCTTCTGAAAATTCAAGTGGCTGCCTGTTGTCATCAGTAGTTAAAATAAATTGATCCAACAGTGTTTGGTCTTCAACGCTTTCTGGATCTACTCCAATTTCATATCCATTAGGAACATATAGACCATTTTTAAGGGTTCCAGAGTTCTCAGACCAAAGCATTCCGCTAGGTCTATTATATTTCCTACGACCCTGAATGTAGGTTACCCTAGGATCTATCTCATCTACCATTTAAAGACACCCCTCTAATTCTTCTATCATCAACCCTCTTAATAGTTGACATTACTGCCTGTGCAATATCATTTGGATTTGCATCTGTCTTTGCATTAACTGTTAATGTATATGTATTATTATACACTGTTCCGCTAATAGAATCACCGTTATTAATTTTTCTCATTGTGTCTACACCATATGAATCTACAGCATACTTACTCATAATAAATTCTCCTGGAGTTAGCATTGCTGGGACTGTGTCTGTTCCTCTTGCAAAACTTCCCATAGTAAATTTAAGGGCTCCTGACCCACCCATTCCAGCAAAGCCACCACGTTCAAAATATTTAGGAATTAATCCACCCATTGACTTTTTAATTGGCCAGTTACCAAATGCATTTGCTGCTGCTGCATTACCACCAAATTTCTTTAGGTTTGCTTCATCTTGTGCTTTCTTGGCTGCTGCTGCTCTGGCTGCTGCTTCTTTTACAGCCTTTTCTTGTGCAAGCATTCCTGGCGTTGGCTTCATTGCATTTTGAATTGCTGCTGCATTTTGTTGCTTATATAAACTATCCAAATGCTGTCCTGGAGTGCTTCCAGCGTTCTTTGTTACATCTCTAACATTCATGTTTTGCTCAAATAGCATTAAATTCTTTTTAGCATCTGCAGCAATTCTATCTAATTCTTGTCTATGCAAAGCAGAACTGTTCCACATTGGGTCAAGTTTACGAAGTTCATCTAGTGTTGGCTTATTTGGTACAACTTCTGCTGGAGGAACAACAACCTTCTTTTTTGCAACAGTTTCTGCTTCTATTCTGTAACATTTTCCTTCAGCATTCATTCTCATTCCTGTTGGGCATGGATCAGGATTTGGCTCTCCAGATGACGAAGCACCTGGGCAGTTACCTGGGAATCCACTAGTTGGAACTTGACGACCTAGAGAAGGACAGAAGGTTAGCGCTACTGGGTCTGGTCCTGGATCGTCAACTACATCTGGTACACAGTTTCCTGTTCCATCATCATGGAATCCTGGCTCACAACCTCCAGGTGTTTCTGATGGAGCAACTGGCTTTATTACCTTTTGATTTTTATAGGCTTCTATAAGTGGATCAACAATTGCTTCTGCATCTGCAATTGCTTGCTTTGCTAAATCATTGTTAACTCTTGCTTCATCAATTCGTTGTTGATATGTTTCCCATTTTCTTCTAATCTTGTCAAGTTCTTTCATTTGCTCTCTAAGAAGAACATTTTCTTGTCTTATTTTCTCTTGGGCTGGCTCAATATCTTTTTCTTCTAAATTAAATATATAGTCTTCTAGATCTTTAATTTCTTGTTCAAGTTTTTTCCTAGTTTTGCCACCTTCTGTAACTTTTGAAAGTTCATTTTCTCTAGACTTTTCTAATACTTCTCTTTCTTTTGTTACTGCATCTGCTGCTGCCTGAGCCCTCATATCTTGAGCAGCCTTTGCTGCTGCTGCGATATCTCCAGATGTTAATGCTTCGGCAAGAGTTAGTTGTCCCTTTTGCTGTGCAGATATTGCAGCATTTGCTTTTTCAACTGCATCTAATGCCTTGATTCTTTCGTCATACTTATCATTAATTTTTTGTTCTTGTTTTTCAATTGACCTTAATGCTGCCTCTTTATCATCTATGCTGTATTGAGCCTCATCAATTTTATCTTGTGCTGCATCAATTTGATTCTGTAGACCTTCTGTATCTGCATCAAACTTTAAAGTTAATTTCTTTTCTTGAACGTCAACCTGTTCCATTGCTGTAGCAAAACCTTGATCAAAAATCTTTTGCATTCCTTCAATTGTTGTTGCATCAATTTGTAATTGAATTTTTTCTTTCTCTAATGTTTTTTTAAGGACTCTTAAGAATTGCTCATATCCAGCATCTCCTGGCTTAAATGATGAAAGACCAACTAGTGCTTTTTTAAGTGCATCAGTTTTTATTATTGCAGAAATCTGCTCTTGTGTAAATTGTCCCATGACTTCTGTTAATTTTCTTAATACCTCAACTTCAAAATCTAGGGCTGACTCTTCAGCCGTTAATCCCTCAATGGCTGCATAGTTTCTTTTTTCTGCAGTTGCTATTTTCCAAGCAGAAGCAATATCTAATATTTGTTTGTCATCTAGATTTTTATTTGCAATGGCTGCTGCAAAGGTTGCATCTGCTACTGCTTCAAGTGCAACAGATCCATCAATACCTGCAGCCCTAAGTCTTTTTAATGCCTGAACTTGGTTTCCCATTTGCACTGACATTTTTTGCTGGTCGCTTACAAACTCTCCAAGTTTAACTGATTGCAGCGCATCTTGAATGCTCTGAGCAGAATCTTTTAGTTTTGATATATTTCCATCAGCATCAAACTCAAACAGTTTGCCCTTTTCTCTTGCATACTCTTCTGGAGTCATTCCAGTTATAAGATCAATTAGATCTTCTCCTGCTCCTATTTTTCTTAGGTCATTTTCAATACCGCTAAATATTCCAATTGTTTTCTTGCCACCAAACAGTTTCTTTAGTGCAGCAGAGGATGCAACCCATCCCTGTGTAAGACTTATTTGATTCTTTCTTACATCTCTTAATCTTTTTACTAGATCGTCTAGTGGAGATGAATCTATCTTGGCTTTTTCTGTACCAGTTGTAGCAGCAGGAATTGTCTTTTTATCATCAATAACTTTGCCCTGTCTTCCAACAAGATCAGCCTTTGCAATAGCCATGTACTTCTTCTTTTGTGCAGCAGCACCTCTACCTCTAAGTTGTGGAATTCCTTTTGCTGCAAGGTAGGCAGATAATACATTTTTATCTCCAGCAGCAACAAAATCTATGACAACTGATTTATTAATTGTGCTAGATGTTCCAACAAGTGTTTTCCAAAGTTCATCGGCTTCTTTTGCAGTCATGTTTCCAGTTACACCAAGATCAAAGAATGCTTTTTTAGATAGTTCGCTGTTCTTTGTTGCTTTTAGTTTTTCAGTTATTTCAGAAACTTCTTTAATCTTTGACTCACCATTAACATTAAGATTTATAGTAATTCCATATTTTTGTTGCATGTTTGCAATAGTTGCAATAGCATTCATATTTTTATCAAAATTCTTTGGATCTTTATTTATTATATCCATAAGGATTGGAATGTTCATGTCAGAAACTCCAGCCTTCATTAAAAGTTGTAGAAGTAGGTTTGCATCTTCAGCACCCTGAGTTTCAACTAATAATTTAAACTTGCTTTTAATTTCTTCATTCTTTGCTAACTTTGTAACGGTAATTGGGTCAAGTGAGCCACTAGCAAACTCAATTTGAAGCATTGCCTTAAAGTCTGCATCTGCAATATCATTTAATGATTTTTTGGCTTCATTTGCAAACACTTTCATTGGTCCTTCTTTGTAAAGTGCATCTACTGCTGCATTAATTCCATTTGTAAATACGTCTGGGCCAAAAGTATTTCTTTGTGCAATAAGTAGGTTTAGTGCTTCCGCATTTTTTGCATTAAGAGTTTCTAGGGCTGCTGCTCTTTGCTTTTCAATATCCTGAATTTCTTTATCGGTTTTTGCCATAGAAACCTTGATGTCATACTGCTTGTTAAGTGAGTCGACAAGTCCATTATTCATGGTTACTTGCTCTAGTCCAAGTTGTATTGCTGCCGATCCAAGTTTTTCATTTACCTGTGTTCTTTGATTCTGATCAGATACTCCAGCACGTACAGAATTTGCTCCTGCTGCTGCCATACCGACTCCTGCCACTGCGCCAACGCCAGTCCACCCTGCCAATGCTGCGGTTAGCCCTCCTGCTGCTGCAAGAATTCCTCCACCTATTACCTGGCCAACATTTGTAAACGTTGTCTTGCTTACTGATGCCTCAAGCGCAGTCTTAAAGAAGTCTGACTGTCTTTTCATTGATTCTTCCTGAATTGCAAGGGTAATCTTCAGTGGGTCTTTTGCAAGATTTTCTCCATTTGGACCAAGAAGTGTTGTTAACTTTCCACTAACAATTGCAGGAATCTCATAACTCTTTAGTTCTTCTCCAAGTGCTGAAGATATGCTTCGTGCTTGATCTGTTGTGATGATTCCCTGCATAATCGCATAGGCAAGACTGTTAGAAATGTTTGTACCAATTTGCTGAATTCCTTGACCAGATTCCGATTGCTTTTTAATATCTCCTAAAAGTGTTTTGCCAAATTCACTGCCCAAAACATTTTGTCCAAACTTTCTTTGTACTCCACTTGCACCAGTTAAAGTGTTTTGTCTCTTTCTGTCTGCTGCCTCTGTTGCACTAACTTTTCCAGTTATCTCTGAAAGGTTCTGAAGTTTCTCGGATGTCATGGTCATTGACTGTGCAAGATCTATTCCTGCTTGTCTTGCCTTCTTTATGCTTTGATTAAAGTAGTAAATTGCTCCAGCAATTGCTCCCAGTGCAACAACTGCAATACCTATACCACTTGTTAGCAAAGGCATAATCATTGAAAGAGCCATCATTGGCATCATTAGTTTTTGTGCAGCATCACCAACTGCACCAGGGATCATTGAAGCACCCATCATAACTCCAGAAGCAGCCATCATCTTTCCACCAGCACCCATGCCAGTCCCAGACTCTTTTCTTTCTGCTCTTCTATCTTTTAACTTTTGAGAGTATGAAGATACTCTTGAAGAAAGTGTTTGTTTCTTAGCAGAGTTTGCTTGACCTGCAGTAATAACTGATGCTGGGTATGCTGACTTTTGAGCAAGAGCACTTCTCTTTTCCTGTGCTTGTAGTTGACGTCTTAAAGATTTCTGAGAAGCATCGACTGGTCCAGTTCCATATAGTGCTGTTCTTGATGCTGCTGCCATTGATTGTGTACCCTGGACTGTTGCAGCACCAAGTTGTTGTCCTGTTGCTCTTGCATCATCAACATACTCTTGAGCGCCCAACACAAGTCCAGCACCAGCGTCTCTACCAACCTTACGCATCTTACGTGATGGAGACTTAGTCTGTAATGCTAAGGCTGCTGCATTTGGAAGTTCATCTGCAATTGCCTGGATAGCCTTTTGATTTCTTATTGTTAAATCTCTAAGTTTTTGAGGCTGTCTTGCAAGAACCTTTTCTCTTGCTAGTGCGCCTTGACCAACAGCATCTGCATACATAACAAAATTTCTACTTGTTTGTTTTTCAATAGAAGCATTTGTTTTTGCGTCAACTGCAATTTGTCTAAGAGCCCTTCCCTGAACAGACAACTGCTCTTCTGTTAATGCAACACCTTTATTTATGTTTGACATAATAGATGTAATCTGTGTTTCTGTTGCGCCAGTCTTTACCAAATATTCTTGATATATTTTTCTATATTTTTCAGACTTTTTTAGACTTTCAAGAATTGAATTATTTTCTGCACCAGTTTGTGGTGTCCAGACATTGCTACTCCATGCTGGATTTTTCATTCCAGTTTTTATGCCAGTCTTTACACCCTTCTGCTCTTTTGAAACAGCAACAGTATGTGATCTATCAATTTGTGTAGCAGACTTAATTTGTGCTGGTGTTGCACCATATTTTTCCATTGTTTGTCTGATTGCTTTTGCTGATGCTCTTGCTGGGGCCATCTCTGCTGCTGCTGCAGCCTTACCACGCTCTCTTCTTAATTGTTCTGCTGGACTTCCAAGTGACTTAGGAGCAGAGTATGCACCACCACCACCTACTCTTTTTTCAGAGTTAGAAGCAAACGATGGCCCTAGAGACGCTACAGTCTTCCCTTGTGCCTGTGCAAGTTTTCTAACTTCATTTCTAAATTTTTTGACTGTAAGTTCAGTTTCTGATGCTAAGTTTTTAAGTGCTTGTCCAATTAAGTCATCAACCTGTCCAAGACTTGCATCAATTTTTCCTTGTATTGCTCTTATTGTTCCTTGGCTTCCACCAGATAATCCAAAAGATTGTGATCCAACATTTACACTCTTACTTTGTCCAATAACTCCTGCTTTTTTATATCCAGGTATATTATCTGCAATTAAACCCTGTACGATTCCAGGATACTTGCCAACAACCTTTGCAGAAATAATTGCCTCTCCGTTAGATGCCATGATCGGTACAGAGTCAGAAGTTGGTCCTCCAGGTCCAGCAATTATTCCACCTTCTGCAAACTTTTTAGGAGAGACTCCAGGTCTCATTGCTCCTGGCATACCAAATGCTCTTTGGGCTACCATTGCTCTTTGATATGCCGTTGTTAAAGTATTTATTGTAGATGCTTCTGATGTAAATGTTTGTTTAAGTCTTTGATGAACTTGATCTAGTGATGCTGCAACTGCTGAGGCCTCAAGTTGTTCTTTTGTTAAATAATTTGTTTGCTCACCAAGAATCTGTGAAGATGATCCTAACTTTTGAAAACCACCCCTCATGCCTGCAAATAGTTTAATTATGTTGGCAATAGCATTTGCTACCAAACCAAAACTCATAAGAAGTACTGGCCCTACGCCTGCAATTGCAACTGTAAAAATAGTTAAAAACTTTTTGCTTCCATCTCCAAGATCGTTAAACTTATCTAAAATTTTTGATGCAAACTCAACAATAGGTGTTAAAGCCTTTAGAAATTGTTCCCCTACTGGTGCAAGAGTTACCTTAAGATCTTCAATTGATTTTTTAAATTTATAGGTTGTTGTATCTTCAATCTTGGCTAATTCTCGCTCAGATAGGATTGCTAACTCTTCTGTGGTTGCTTTTGTAAGTTCTAATACTTTTGATGCCTGGCTACCCTCGGCAACTACGTTTTGGAATAATGTTGATAAACGAGAAAATTGGAATTTTCCAAACAGTTGCTCAATTGCTCTTGCACGGTTAAGTGGATCCAAAGTATCTAGTGCTTTTGCAAAATCAACAACTGTTGATTTGACATCTCCCTTATTTGCTTCAACAATTCCCTTAATGTTAATTCCAAGATCTGCAAGAAAAGCACTGGCCTTGGCAGATGGATTAATTAAAGATGCAAGACCAGACTTAAGTGCATTAGCACCTTCTGATGCATTAATTCCACCTTCCTTCATTGCTGTAAGGAAGAACGCAAGATCTTCTACATCTCCACCAAGTTGTTGAATAACTGGTCCAGCCTTTGGAATTGCAATAGTTAAATCTTCAATTGATACTACAGTTTGGTTTTCTACTGCGTTAAGAAAGTCAATCTTTTTTGTTAAGTCTTCTGTAGCAACACCAAAAGCATTTGTAATAGATATTGTTGTTTCTAGTGCTTGTGCTTGTTCAACACCGCCAAGAACTGCAAGACGAGTGGCTTGTGATACTTGTGCGGTTAAGTCTGCTCCAATTTTACCCATTGCTGCTGCATCTGCTGCCATCTGCATTGTTTCTGCAACTGCAACACCATATTTTGTGTATTCTTTTGCAAGAGTTTGAATCTGTTTAACCATGTCATCAGTTTGTTGTTTTGTTGTAAACATGTCTCCATAGACACGTCTAAATCTGATAGCCTGTTCTTCCATAGCCATAAATGTTTTTGCTGCTGCTGATCCTACCATAGCAAGTGGAACAGTAAAGCCAACCATTAACTGACGGCCAGCCCATTGTGTATTCTTACCAAAATTTAAAAGATTGGTTGATCCCTGTTTTAATAGTTGATTTAAGAGTTGTTGTTTTTGGGCTGCCATGGCTGTTTGTGTGCCAAGGTTTTTCATATCTAAAGAAAGTGGCCTTACGGCAATTGACTGAAGAGCACCATTGGCTCCTCTACCCATCTTAATATACTGGGTCTGAATATCTTTTACACGTTCTCTTGCTACCTTGTTTATTGTTTCAAACTCAGACTTAAAAAGTTTGCCAAAAGTTTTTGTGGCTGCGCCTGTGTATCTAAAATATTCTCTTGAGGTTAACTTATTTTTTTCTAGTGCGTCTGTAAAAGATTCTGTACTTGTTTTAACTGATCGCATTGATGCTTGAAATTTACCAGTAGCATTTATGCTGTTCATCAAGTTCTGTGCTTGATTTGCTGAAACTGCTGATGCTGCTGCACCAGATTTTGACATCTGTGTATGGAAGGCTGATATTTGGCGTTGTAGAAGTTTTAGACTTGCTAAAGCGTCAGACGTATCAATATTTACATTAATATTGGATTGAACATCAGCCATCCATTAACACCTCTTTATTTAGTTATTTACAAGATTGCCAAGCAATGATGCATCAGAAAGTCTAATGCCTGATGCTTCTTCGACAATCTTATATACTGTTGGAAGATCTAGATTTTCTTCTAGGGCTTCCTTGTCTTCTGCCAATTCTGGCTTGTATTGTTTCATAGCAATTTGAACGCAGTCAATAAGCAAGTCCATTGACTTTTCATTATCATCTGCTACCTTTGCGATATCTTCAAACTTCTTCATAAATGGACGAAGTAGTGATATCTTTAGTGGTCTTACCTTGATCTTTGTTCCGTCGATCAAAGTTACTGTTTTTTCTTCAGTGGCGGTTGCCATTTATTCCTCCTTATAAGGTTTAGTTAATTATACCATAAAACAGGCTTATTTTTTACTAATCATAAACTTCATAGGTAAGCCCATTTCCTATTCCAAAGCCAGCCTTTTCAGCAGTTGGACCTTGTAAAGCCAAAATATCATTTCCATCTGTTACTGCTCCCTTGCTAAAAACTCTAGCCTTCATGTCTTCCCATTCATTACCACTGCCAGAGTTTTTATCTAAATCTACACCTTGCATAGCAGCAGTAAACTTTTTGTCATTATAATCTAATTCTCTTTTTATTTTAATTGTTGCAGTTAGTTCTGGCATAGATAAAGACTTTTCAAGTTCTTCATAGTCTTTCCATATTCCGATAAGAAAAGCCTCAGATTCTAATTTTGCCAAATCTAAAGTTTCCCAAGTTGATCCGCTATCTACTGCTTGAGATTTTACCGTCTCTTCTGACTTATCATTAATTTTTATTCCTGCTGCTATATCAATAATTTCATAAATTGTGGGCAAGTCTAAATTGTCTTCTAAGTCATCTATTGTTTTAATTGATGGACAATATTGCTGCATAGTGACTAAAGCACAACTAGCAAGTGTAGATATTGATTCATTATCTGTCTTTGATGATTTTATATTTTGAAATATTTCTAAAAACTCTCTTAAATATTTTATCTTTAATGGAGCAGCAATAATAGTCCTACCGTCAACTAACGATATTTTTTTAGTCTCATATATTTTTGTTGCCATTATACAAGTATACCAAAAAGAAAGGCCCAACCCCGAAGGATTGAGCCTCTCATATTAAGTTGTATTATGCTGATAGTGTGCGGTCTACGATCTTACCGTAAGACGCATTATCGTTTGGAAGAAGACGGAATGAAACCTCAAACATTGTTGCTTCATCACGCTTTGCTGATACTGTTACATTCTCAATTGAGAGTGCACGGTATGCCACATATACTCTTTCCTTTGGATCTAGAGAAGAACCAGAACCTGGTCCTACTGCTACAAGACCACGCTCTAGAGGTACGTCTCCGATATCTCCAGCAGACATCTTAAGAGTTGTTGCTCCTGATGCTGTTGATAGGTCTGAATCATTTCCTGCAATTGCAACTAGAAGATTTTCTAGTGTTGCTTCTGCAAAAGATGTATTTAGATTAACTGTCATACCCTGCTTGAATAAACGAGCAACGTCGAGAAGTTGATCTACTGCTACATCACCAAAATCTGGCTGGAAAGCAAGTTCTAAACCATTAGATGTGTATCCAATGTTTGTAAAATTATCTGTCCAGTCTGTTGGTGTTGTGGATGACAACGTATCCTTATAGGAAGTTGCTGATGATGCAAATGATGGAAGATCTGTTGCTGCTTGAGCGTCAGTAATCTTACCATCAACATCGTATCCGATTGGGCCTGCATCATGTGTAAATAGTGCTGCTGCACCTACGATGATGTTACTACTTGAACCACGGCTGTATGCCATATTTTCACCTCTTTCATTTTATTAAAAGGGGGTTGTTTCCTCACCTTAATTATACAGGCCTTTTATTATGCTGGTAATTCTAGAGGATGCCAGTCGTAGTCTATAATTATCTTATTCCCCGCATATGTACGGGCTGTTCCAAAGTCAACGATATCCCTTGTTTCCTCTAATTGGTATATCTTAAAGTTATGAAAAAATACAGGCTTAGACTCTAAAGTATCATAGTCCAAGTTTGCCATAGCCCACTCATTTAGGTCTTTTGCTGAATCGTCAGCATTATCAAGAAGATCACTTACCTGCTGCTGTGTTATTACCATATTCCTCTGTGCATCGTCGCCTACTGAGTAAAAATAATAAAGAAGTTGTTCACACTTAATATATGGAAATGGACTTCTTCTCATCTTAAACATTCTATCGTATACACCAAAGACCCCACTACTCTGAGGAAAAGTCTGAGTTAGTGCATCAATCTCTGTTGGTAGTGTTGGGAAAAAATATGTTGTTTTATCTGGAGCAAATGCTTGTCCAATTTTTTCTGCTAAGTAAGCATTAATAATTGTTGGTGGATGATGAATAAGAGCCATTATGCACCTACCCCTGCATTAGCAATCCATCTATATCCAGTTGACAGTCCCTTTGTTCTTCCCATCTTTTTGCCTGCTTGCATATCTTTTTTATAAACATCTGGATTTTCAAGATATTTTGCAACACCGCTTACTCTTAAAAATGCTTGTGAGAAATATCTATTAAAGAACATATCAAACACTTTTTCAAATCCACCTTGCACTTCAGTTCCTCCAGGATTGTCTACCTTTACTGGCCCCTGTGTAAACACGGTCTCTCTATTGTCTTCAAATACTAAAACCTGTGCAACTTTTGGTCTAATTGTTACTGGAATTCCCTGCTCCATAATTCTTGCTTTATCATAAAACGGAGTTCTTGATCCATTCTTAATTGATGTTGATTGACTAAATGAAGACTTAAAGGATAAGCCAAGATTGCTAGTTGTATAGGATATATTATATAGTCTTGCACTTGGACTTCCTGTCTGATTCCATTCATATATGTGATGAAGCATTTCAGGATTAACTCTTGCGTTTGAGTCTATAAACTCTTTCATTACTTCCACTGTTTGCATTCCTAGTGTTTTTAAAAATACTGTTTTTCCTTTTTCAATTCCCTGCAAAAAGCCAATTGAATAATCAACTATGTTATTCATTTCTTTTTTAAACTGACTAGTATTAAATTTAGTTATCATACGTCACCTGATTGATTTTCTGATCTTCTTATTACAACTTTATAAGATTCAATATTGCCAAATGGCCCTGTAAAAGGTTCATAAGTTGCTAGTTCAAATAATGTTCCTTTGCCAGATCTAGGACCTGATGTTTCTATATAGATAAGGTTTCCTTCTTGATCTTTAATATCTGTAATTAATATATTCGTTAGTGCATTTTTACTGTCTAATAAAGAAATTCTTATATCAGATTTCACTCTTCCAATTAAAATAGAGTTTTGTGTTATATTTACATTTGGCTTTACTTCTTCTTTAAATGCTGATCCGCCAGAAGAAAAACTACAAGCAAAGACTCTGTCAAGAACCCAGTGTTTTTTTATTGCTCCAAAATCACCCTGTTCAATTATTGGATGATAGACAGATGCCTGCATTGGAAACATGAAGTCTGGAGTTTCACAAACTGTCATTACAATACCCCAAGTTTTGTAATAGACTTAGCATACTTTGAAAGTATCTTGTCTACAATTATGTTTCCTGTTCCTTCGAAAAGACCCTTATCAAACTGAATTCTGTATTGATCTGTGTTGTAAGAAGAAATAAATCTCTTGTAATAATCTAACTTTCCACACTCTAAATCGTGCACCAAAATTTCTGTTGCTCTAATAATATCTGATGGGACGGTTGTATAGCCATACTCAACTGTAACCAAGTAGTCCCATCCTCTTCCAAAACCTCTATAAACAAATTGTGGATCAAGTGAATCTGATGCTGCTGCTGGAATAACTAATGGAGCAGATTCAGCACGGTTAATATTATCTACAGACTTTTCAACAATTGCTGTTTTGTCTGATGTTACCTCATACTGTCTATCTTCAACTAATATGTTGTTTTCATGAACTGATAAAACTTTTTTTACATTATCCCAGATTGGCAAAAAGTCTGATCCGCTTCCTTCAAAATGTAAAACTTTTTTCTTGTAATAAAATCCTTCTGGGATTACTGAGTCAATAATTGCTCTTGCAATTTCCTCATTTAATGCATATGCTGCTTTGTCTGATGCTGTTGTTGCTTTTGTTGATGGGTCAACATATGGTCTTACAATTTCATATGTTTCATCTTTAAGTATTGATTCGCTAACTGTTCCAAGATCCTTTATAATTTCAACTCTGTAAGATGAGTCATACTTTCCTGGCAAAGATATTTCTAGAATATCTGCTGTTGCTGAATCTATAAATTCTAATGTTGATATTGAAAGATCCGCCATATCTGTTATGGTAACAGTTATATCTGATGATATTATTCCCGCAGGAACTACAAAATTAACAGATATGTCTGCATATGGCGAAACTCTCAATATCTCCATCTTTAATTATCCAAAAGCCTTCTGTACTTCTTCTGGTGTGGCAATGCGAACATGCCCACGAGTTAGCCACTTATCTGCTTGTGTCTTTGTAACAATATTGTATCCCTTAGCAATTGCACCAACCTCTTCCCAACGAACGCTCTTTGTTGAGTGAAGTGCTACCTTATCTGAAAGGTTTACATCTGTGTTAATTGTCTTGCTTGGTCCGTCTGCTGCCATTGATCCAATAGCACCTGTCTCTGTAAATCCTAACGCCTGAACTGGCTCTTCTGCTGCAGGTGCTTCTACTACTACCTCAACTGGTGCTTCTTCTGGTGCTTCAAAAACTGGCTCTGCTGGTGCCTCTACCACTGGGGCTTCGACATGGGCTTGCTCTTCTGTATTTTCTACTGAAAACGGATTGTTATAATCATTATTTTCCATTGTATCCTCCTTGTTTGTATTATATCATTAAAGTATTAAGGGGGACAGGAGAGTGAACTCCCGCCCCCCATTAAAGGTACTGTTTACAGATTATGAATCTGAAGCAGAGTCAGCGAATGCGATTGCATCCTCTTCTTCCCACTGAATACCAAAGCGGACGAATACTGTGTACTCAATTGTGTCCTTCTTTGCTACGTATTCACGGTTTACAGTGATGTCACGCTGGAATCCCCATACACGGTTTGCAGGGAATGTCAAGTCGATATAGCCTGCTGGGTAGTAAGGAACTTCCTGAACTTCAATTCCGAGAACACGAGTTGTACGTGCTCCACCGAATGTCTGTCCGATACCATCAAGGTATGACTGGCGGTTTGCCTGGGTTGATCCTGGCATCTGGCCTGAGAATGCTTCTGCAACTGCATCAGCGAGTGTACCGTTATTCTTAACGATTCCGCCGAATGCATCTGTACCTGCGTAGAACTTAAGATTGTTCTTAAGTGCACGGTACTTACGTGGCATTGCATTGATGATGCCCTGCATTACATCAGGTGTCCAAGCATTATCTGCTACGGTTACTACTGACTCATGTGCATCGTTGTTTGTCTTTACCTTGTTGATAAAGCCTGGCATGATTGACAAGAATGAACCTGTCGCTCCGTCACCATTGATAGCGAGATCTTCGATATCATTTGCGAATGCGTTTGTCATCAAGCGTACCAAGTGATCTTCTAGAGCGTCACCTTCTACACCATCTTCCAATGATTCTGCTGTTACTTCCCAATCAAGACGAATCTTCTTGGTAGTAAGTTCGACCTTAGAGAATGTTGCACCTGTGTTTGTGTAGTTACCAACTGCTTGCGCTGCTGCACGAATTACACGCTCACCGACGTTTACCTTCTCAAGTTCCATAGAATTAGCCTTCATTGTTACACGACGGCCATCCTTTGCTAATACTGTTGCATCCCAAACATAGTCGATAAAACGACGTGCCTGCTCAGGGCGCAAAATTCCAGAAGCCGCTGAACCACTAGGGTTAACAGCGTTTGCTCCGCTTGTAGTTCCAAGAGTTGCTGTTGGAATGTTGCCCAGTGTGTCTGCTCCTGGGTTTGATACTCCACCAATTCCACCTGATGCGAAAGCACCTTGACCCTGGTAAAGTCCTGGTGCTGTTGCACCTAGATCTCCTGCAGCGCCTGGCTGGTTTTTGATTATTTCTTCTGACATATTGTCACCTCCTAGTGATTTGTTCATTTGAATAGATCGGCTGTTTTGAGGAAACTACCGCCCCATAGGGATTTTTCAACCATTTCAGGTTGAGACTGAAAGATATCGCCGATATCTCCAGACTTTCGGAATGCGGTTTCTGCTTCCACAGCGTCTACTCGTTTTCCAAATTCGTTAAATTCATTTGATACTGCTGCAATATCTTTTGCAACTGCTACAAATGAATCCTTTACTGTATCAACGTCAACCTTTGAAGACTTAAGAAGTTCTACTTCTGCCTGCAAAGACTTTACTGTTGACACTAGATCGCTAAAGGCTGATTCTAGAGTATTTTTCATTTCAGTAACTGCGTCTGCAATTACTTCTTCTGACTTAGATACTTCTACAACTGCTTCTGTTACTGTTTCAACTGCTTCAGCATCTTCTGCTTTAGCAATCTCTTCTGCTACAACTTCGTCTGCCTTGACAACATCTGTTGTCTCAACCTCTTCTGCCTTAGCAACTTCTTCAATAACTTCTGCAACTGATGCATCTGCCTCTGGAGCGACCACAACATCTTCAATTACGTCTGTCTTTTCAACTTGTGTTTTTGATTTTGTCATAGGTTGTACCTCCTTGTTAATCTTAGAAGTATTAATGCCTTTAGCACTATCAACTAAGAATTTTATCATTGTTGTTTTTTCATCATCCGTTTTTTCAACGAACCCTATATTTTCCATCTGCTCTCCAGTAACGGGGCTAAGTTCTGACTCATTTTCAGATGATATAACAATTCCACTTTCTTTATCGTAAAAAACATTTTCTAATACTGTTGAATCTCCCTTGATAACATCTACGCCATCAACCTTTTCAACTGACACGATATTTGCAAACTGATTTGCTGGGGAATCTACAAGACTCAACTCAACTAAATCATAATCCTTAATAATTCTAATCTGTGTTTCTGACTTCTCATCATATCCATCATCCCACTTATTCATTCTTCCGCCAATAGAAAAACCAGTTAGTGTTCCATCTAGAACCTTTTCCCAAGTGTCTTGTGCACCTTTTGAAACATAGGCAGATACAAAAACACCCTTATAAAATTTCTTTGATTCTGGATCAAAATACTTATCTTCTTTAAAGTTAACCATCTTACCAACTGCTAGTGGCTGGTGCATTTCTCTAATGTTTCCACGAAACTTTGCAAAGGCATTCATTGATGCTTCTGATGTTACGATGTCCATCTGCTTGTCAAGGTTATCTAGTGATGCAAAACCTGAAACGATACGACGCTCTTTGTCTACCTTACTAAAAGGCATTGAAAGACGAAGATTTTCCCCATCTGAATTCCAATGGGCTTTGGATATATTGCTCACCATTATATTATAAACCCCCTTTTACACATATATCATAATATGGACATATGGGACACTATGGAGTTTTTCTTCCCTCTCCCTTTGGGGCTCTTCCAGCAACAGTAGATGTGCTGTCAGAATTGTTATTTGTTCTTGCAGAGTCTCTTGCTCTTGTAGTTGTTGCCTCTGCTGCTGCAGTTGCTTTAAGGTCTAAGACTTCATCTCCACCCTCACGCTGTGGCATATCCAAAAGAACTCTTGCTTCATTTGGTGTCATAATCTGATTCTTAACATATCTCTCAAGAATTTGAGACTGTGCTATTTCATCAGTAAGAGTTAGTTCATTAAAGACAAACTCAAGAATATCTGTTTTTTCACGAACAATTTTATTGATCATTTTTTCAATTTGTCTTTGTGCTGGTCTTGCTACCTGCTCCTTAAAGGTGCGATCCTGTGCAAGTGCTGCTGCAATAGATCCAGAATCGCCACCTCCAAGTTTAGACAGTGGCACTTGATGTGCGACCAGGATGTCATCACGGTTTTGTTTACGATACTCTTTAAAAGAGCCGTCTTGTATTCCGTCTTCGATGGGATCCATTTTAAATTCTACTTTGTTATTTTCGCTATCACCTGGAAGTGGAATATACAGCGTTCTGTGTGATTGCCCTCTGAGATTTGTTTGCAAGAATCTAAACATCTTATCTTCTGCGTCTCCAGAAAGTTTTGCACCCTTCAGTGTTACAACGTATCTTGGTACTGCTTTGTTTGCAAAGTAATCAATGTTATATTGAGATGCAAGAGCATCTCCTGCAAGTGAGTTAATAGCAGACATAATGTCTGGCACTCCATAAAATGTATTAAGAGGTGAGTATTGCTTGAAGTGAATAATCTCATTTGGTCTGGCATCTGTAGTTAGAGGGTTCTGATTCTTTGCTCCAAAGTTACGGAAGTAAACAATCTTGTTTCCAATGATTTGGACATAGCCATCCTTGATTCTTCTAACACGCATAGTTGTAGAAGGAATGTGCCCGACATACCCAATTTCTCCACGAGTAGTTCTTCCTATTTCTAAATATCCATTTCCAGTAGACTGCAGATCTGTATAAACCTTTTCCATAGTTGCTGTAAATGAGTCATCATCGTTAAGAGATTCTAACCAATCACGCATTTCAATCTTTGCTCGTTCAATTCTTTTTCTTGCTTTTTGTGTTGCACTATTATCTTCTGACGATTCAAGTCTCATCATTGTTCTTTGAGAAACCTTAAACTCATATCCAAGCCCAACGATGTTTTCTACCTTTGCATCAATTGCTGCGTGGTTTGCAAATGATGTATCATAATAGTTTGCCAATTCATATAAGTTCCATGGTGGAGTAATAACATCAAACATTCCGTAGCCGTTTACATACACTAGGCCTGGGTTTATTTCTTTTGACTGCGCTCCATCAATACCGCTTTTTCCAGCAAGGGCTGCAGTTGTATATCGATTTGTTGGTTCAACCATTTTTGTTGAGGATCTGCTTATTCGTCTTTTAAAATTTGCTTCTAGTCCATCAAGAGATTTTAATGAATCCCAATTCCCGTTAAATGGATCAGATTTTGAAAAAGTATCATCTTTCTTTATCGCATCATCAATTCTAGCGCCGATTTCGTATTCGTTATCTTCCATAATTACTCTTCATCTCCATACTTAGCAATTGTATCTTTTGCTGCTTGTACTGCTCCAAGGTCATTTAGATTTGGAATAAGTCCAGCCTTCATACGATCAACTTGCTCAGAATATTCTTCTTCAGAAACTCTTGTTAGTCCTGGAACAAACACACAAGTTCCATCTCCTGGATCTCCATAATGCATTGCAGTCTTTTTTAATTCTGCTATTCTAGAGATATCATTTTTGTCTGACGGGATATTAAGTACAGAGCCATTACCGTCTGTAAACCATTTACCATTAGCCTTTTTGTATACATATAAGCCCCAGTCATAGTTCTTCTCAATGACTTGACGTCTAACATTTTTTACAATAGGTTGACCAGTTTTTGGGTCTATAAGCGAATCCATAACTACAAGTATACCATATTAGACTGGATCTTGTACGAATTGATTCCAGTTCACATCTGTAAACACAGTGTATGAGTACCCGCCGAAACTAATTGGTCTATCGTCATCAACAATAACCTTGTTTGTTCCAGTGTAACTCTTATAAACATCCGAAGGATTTACACCATAATAACTGGTTTCTGATAAAACAAGGACTTTATTCCAGTTAAACGATCCAGTATCCCAGAACTTCCAGTCAAGTTCATATGATCCCAGAACCTTAACTCTAAACCATGGTCTTTCGGCTATGTTCTGAACTTCTTGCAAATTTGTAGACTGATAGTAAGAAATGCTATTAAATAGTAGTGGGCCAGTTAATCTTATAGCCCCCTCAAAAAATGAAAAATTTAAACTGCTTGAGAAATTAATACCAAGGAATCCCCACTCTTGAAGAGTTAATACTGGCTCCTTAACAATCTTTCCATTCCAATAAAAGCCAATTCCATCTTGAACAAGTCCTGTATTTGCATCTATTGCATAAATTTTTGCTCTTCTTCCTGTTGCATCAGTAGCAACCATATAAAACTTTATGTATGACTCTTTACTTTGTATTTCAAATATTTGTGTTGGCGCATATGGAAAATAGTCTCCATCAAATCTTACTGCCATCTGCATTGCTATTACTTTAAATCCATCTGCCCTGCTTGTATTTATAGGAATTGCTAAACCTCTGTTTATAAGTGGATCATATTTACCCCTTAATTGAATACCACTTGTTTTTGTTAAATACAAATATGGAGATGAACCAGTATATATTGAAAAAGGATTGTTCTTTTTAAAATTATAATAAATACCAGTTTTTGTATATGGGTATAGAGGTGTTCCAAACCTTGTTCCAATAGGACTTGCATCAGACTCATTGAGTGCTTGTGAGGAATAAGAAAGTTTTTTAATTGCCACATTATTTGTTTCTGAATTTTTTACATTTATTTCTACATGTGTGACAATTGATAAATCATTAAAGTCTACCCCTGTTGGAGGATAAATAATCATGTTATCAACAACCTCATATTTTGTTGTCATCCAGTCTGATCCAGGAACTAGCACTCCATCTCTCGAAGGCCTTTCTGTTTTTGTAAAATAATAATAAGTTTGATTTGCACCTAACTCTGTATATTGAAAAGTTACATAAGATTTTACAACTGCGCCGTCAGTGTCATATCTATAATCTTTTGCTATCTTATTTTTTAAGTCTTCATAATCATTATATCCAGTAAACAGATAGTTATCTAGTGAAGTATAAGTTCTTTGAATTGGAATACCGTACTGATCTGATAAGTCTGCATATGTCCAACTTTCTGGTTCTGTTTCTATTGCTACAGTCTTTGATGGTACTGGATAGTCAATATTAAACTGAATAAAGTCAAGATCAAAATATTGATCCCCTCGCTTATCAAGAACAGACTCAGCAAAATATGTTAAAGGAAGTTGGTCTTCCCAATATGCGCTTGCGGACACGGCAAGTTTGTATGTATCAAAAACAATTTCTGGCAAAAGAGTATAACTTGCAACGTGATCTAAAAGAAAATCTTCTTCAATAACTATTACGCCTCCACCAGTAAGTGCTCCATTCACCGTGTCTGTTATAGCACCTGATGGTGACATAGATGTTGTATCTATTCCTCCATCTACGTTAATCAACTGGTTGTTTTGATAGACAGCAAAAAGGTCTTCATTCCATACTGGAACACCTATCTCATTAAATAGGGTTCGAATTTTTTGAAAGTTATAGGCTGTGCAAAGCCCAATACTATATATTTTTCCAGTAAAAGTTGACTCTCCATCTTTATTACCACCAACATACATTCTTAAGTCTGATAAAGATCCAAAGAAATCTGATGCTGGGTTTCCAAACCTAGAAACAAATAATGGAATATTAATTCCTACATCAACCAATTCTCCAGACTCACCTATCAAGGGTGAATAGACTGTCTCAGTAACTCCATTATAATTTATTTTATAAGATATTTGATTGTTTAATAATTGTATTAAAAAATAACTATTTGTATTTTCTTTTTCTATTCTAAAAAGTGTTTGCACGGAACTTGAAGTTTCTGGCAATCCAAAACAGCCGTAAACTGCCTGAATTGAGTTTTGCATAAAATCAAGATTTTTAAAGAAAATATAACCAGACTCTGAATTCCAAGATGTGTTTGGTCTAAATGAAAAAAAGTTTTTTGTGTCTGATGATTGAACCAGTTTACAGTCTGATAAAAGTTCATTTTCTGTTTTTGATGACAAAACTATTTCTGGAAGAGAGTGAGATAAAACAGAAAGATTTTTATTAGAAACTGAAACGTTATCGCTAAATCCTTGGCTCCAAGAGCCAATTTTTGGATATGAATAATTTGATGTGTAGTCTGCAAATGAATAGTCAATAAAAACAGATGTGCCACTGTAAGAAGTATTAATGTTTTCTGGAATATCTACACCTTGGCCAAAAATAAATCTTCTTTTTGCAACAGACGCAGACACAATGTATGGATAGATTCCAACGCAGTCAATTTCTATAGGATATACATCTTCGTGTGCATAAAACCCTATCCAGTCTTGATCTTTATCTCCATCAAGCATAGATGGTAAAGAAAGAGATTCAGTTATATAACTTAAAGAAAGAACCTCTTGACCATTAATAACCAACGAAGATGTATTTTTTCCAACTCTTAAATGTATCAGCATTGGCCTTGTCCACTCGCCAACATAATAAGTCTTATACTGATCTCCTATTTTTAATCCTATACACGGACCATCAACATATATACCGTCGTCAGAGGCTACTGGTCCAATTATTCTTTTTCTATCGTTGCTGTAAGAATTTATTCTTAGCCATGTTTCAAGAGTATACTGTTTAAATTTTCCAGCCTCATTTAAAAGACCAACGCCAGGAATTATTAATGAAGGATTTTCTCCATTTGGATACATTGTTGTTAAACCAGAAGTTCCATAAACAATAGGGATTCCTGAATTTTTTGCTTTAAGCATATTGTCTGAAACTAAGTAGTAAGCATTTAACTCTTGCAAACCGTAGCACTTTGCAATAATTCCTTTTTGTGGAGCAATTGATATTGTTGAAGGTATGTCAATTGGCTCAATCCCAAGTGAGGTAGAAGCAAACTCTTCTGACCACTGACCAAGGCTTATGCCATTTACCAAAAATACATCTTCTGTTTCTGATCCACCAATGAAGTTAATCTTAAAAACTAATCTTATATTTGTGCTATCTGGAGGTGTATCAAATGTTTCTGAGACAAATATCCAGTTACTATTTATCACTGTGTCATAGTTTTTTAAATGAGTTATGTCTTGTCCACTTGTTGTGTCTATGTATTGATATCCAATTTCAAAGCCAGCAATATATGCACTTTCAGAATAAAAATATCCACCTACAGAAAAAGTATTTAGATAGTCATTAAAATCTTGTATATTCATTATGTCATTGCTTGTTGCAATTATAGATGCAGATTCGTTATCTGTTGGTGTAGCAGTTATTTTTCCTACATAACTATTTATAAATGGTTCGTCTACTGATTCAGTATAGGCTTCATAAGTACCGCCGACTATTGTCCAGTTTATTAGATTTCTTTGAGTTTCTGAAATTAAAGAAATATAGTCTGCTTTGTCATCCAATGCCCATAGGCCAGTCGGATGCTCAGCAAAGACTTTTTCGGCATATAGGTTTGAAGGACTAGACATTATAAGTCTATTTTACCACAGAAGACTACTTGTTTATTTTAATTTCGCAATAATCTGTTGTGCAATAGGCTTCGCCTTGTGCTTCAAGATTATCAACGCCATCATAAATAGCAGCAAAGTCAATGTGCTTTAATTTACCAATATACGACTCATACTGATCTTCAGTAATCTGAGTATATGGCTGCTGTGGATATGTGTCATTTCCCATTGGTAGGAATGAGACTGCCTTTAATTGTCCCTCGTACATATGCAGTGCTGGAACAACATGCTTTGACTCTGTTTCCTTGTCAAATGAAAGTGTTACAGAAACACCATTATCAGACCAGTACTTTTGAGCAGTTGCAGCAAGTGCAATCTTCTCAAACAATGTAACATCCTTTTCAGATCTTGGATGACCTGACTTGATTGGGAAGTATACAACTGATGTGTTTGCTGATACTACGTCGTCTTCAATTGTGTACCCTGCTGCTTTGAACAAGTGCATCATTGGATCTGTATTTCCAAATCGAACTGCACGAAGGAAGAAGTTTCCTCCAGGACCCCAGTGAACTCCAGGAGTTGCACCAGAAAGAATTGAAACTGATCCTGATGGCTTTACTGTTGTTACACGAATTGATTCACGAACACATAGCCACTCAGAGTACTGGTGATCATAGTGACGAATCTTATTATAGCCTTCATCCATCCATTCACGAACAATTGGCAAACCCTTTTGATCTGCAAATGATGCAATACCAGTAAGAGATGTACCAATACGACGATTACGTTGCATGATACCGTTTGTTTGTGGCCAGTGTGTTGGAACAAGTGTTACAGTCTTTCCATAAAGGTATGCAAACTTCAGGGTACGCAGAAAGTCCTCCTTAGATTCATGACGATTCAAGTGCACTTCTACAAGTGTACATAGTTCGTATGATTCTAATGGCTGCTCCGCACATGGGTTGAATCCCATCACACGATAATCCTTACCGTCTGGCGCATCCTTTAGTCGTCCATAATTACGAGCAACATCAAGCCAGATAAAACCTGGTTCTCCGTTTTCCGTAATTAAATCTACATAGTCTTCGTACTTTGTTCCTACTTCTGCTGAAATAGAATTATTAGACATCCAAGCCCAACCTGGATTTTCTGGATCAAATGAGTTACGCTCTGGGAATAACTCTGAGTTCTTCAAGTTCATGAATGTCTCATCCCCTGCGTTACCCAAAGCAAGCGTTGCTGATCTGCGAACATTGCCAGACACTACACAAGTACCAATAAGGTTTACAAGGTCTACGATGGCACGAGAGTCTAGTGTTTCTCCGCCTCTGGAGCCGATTACACGGTCTATCTGGTTGTGCAACTTGATAAGGGGTGCAGGTCCTGATGCAACACCTCCAAAGCCCTTAATCGGTGCTCCAAGGGGTCTGATTAAATCATAGTTAAACTTCTGGATGCTCTGGTTTGCTCTAAGATATGAATTGATTAGAAGTCGTACTGACTCTACCCAGCCTTCACGAGTGTCTGGTATTTCGAACACATGTTCTGGTTCTGTTGGGGTATAGATTGAGAAATTCTTATCCTGTCCCACTGTATCAAACCCTACGCCAATACCAAGCATCAATGCATCCATGACCCAAGCAAATAATGCTCCTGGATCATTCTTGTCAAGGTCCTTTGTAGATACCATGGCACAGTTCTGTAGTGCTGCAGAGTTCTTTTTCTCCATAGTCATAGGAGTTCCAAATGCCCACATTCCACGGCCTGGTGGTGTCCACTTTAATTCAAACATTCTCTGGAATGCTTCTTGTGCTGACTTCTGTGCCTTGTAGTCATTCCATGGCAAACGGTTTTCTTTAGCATGATTCTTCTGTACTGAATACATACCCTCAATCACACGGCGACAAACTTCGTGCCATCTTTCTTTAGTTCCATCTTCCTTCATACGAGAATAAGTACGAATAAAAGTAATTTCTCCAAGTGAATTTTCTGCTGCATCCTTAAACCCAAATGGGCTTTCTTGGTTTTTATACTTTTCTACGAAGTCCTCTGGAAGTTTAAAACTAAAAAAATCTGACATATGTATCGTCCTTTCAAAAACGGAATAGTTTTAAGTATAGCAGAGTTTTATGAAAAGTAAAACTCTCCCTAATCTACTACTTGAGAGTTTTGCTTTATGCGTACTTGTTACCCTTTGCCCACTCTTCTTTTTGAATGGCCTGCTCAATTCTAACTTGCTTTTCTTCTTCTTTCCATTTATCTAGTGTTGCTTGATCATATTCAATTTCTTCATAATCCCAAAAAGAAACCATTGTGTATCGAGTTCCTTCTAAAATTTCGCTTACGCCATGAACATTTTCAACTCCTCCAGGGAAAACATAATATGAGTATGCATTTGGCTTAAAGGATAGATACGTTTCCCACCTATTACTATTGGTTTCTTTGTCATAAACCTCTGCCTCTTTACAAAAGAATAGATCTCCACCTTCATAATCTCCATTTAAATATAGTATGCCTACATACTTATTTATTTCAAAAGCATTTGGCACTCCATCAAAATCTGAATTATCTGAGTGTGGAGCAGCAAAGCCACCAACATCCCATTTTTGAGCATGAGAAGTATTTGGCCTTACCTTTCTTTCAAAAACCAACTCAACTGCTTCTTTAAATTTTTCTCTAAGATTCTCAAAAAAATTTCCATCTAATCCGTGTTCAGCAAGGCCTGGATCATTAGGAGCCAACCCCATACCTAAAGAACCATAAAAAGCAATATCTCCCCAATCGTCTCCTTTTGACTCAACATAAGAAATCATAGACTGTGCAGTTTTTTCGTCTAAAAAGTTTGGAATTTCAACAATTCTATTATGAGTTATTCCAAGAACACCTTTTGTGTTGTCTTCATTTTTTATGTAATTAAAATTTGACTTATCAATTTTATCAATTATCATTTTTTTCCTTTTCTTTTTGAGAAAACATTGCATCGTATTCATTCCTAATTATGTCAAACTCTTTTGACTGTTTTTTTTCTAAAAGTTCCTTTGAATATGCCTCTTCGCTTAACCTTGCATACTCATTTCTTAATTTAGCAATTCTTTCTTCTTCCATCTTCATCCAAACCTCTTCGCCATATTTTTCTCTATTTGCAAGCCATTCTGGATTTCCAGCAAAAGGCTTTTGATAAAAACATCTAATCAAATACTTGTCAGCACCAGAAACTATCTTAACTCCGTGCAAATACTTGCCATTTTCTGACAAAAGATCTGGGTGGCCAGAAGGAAAAACAAGAACATCTCCAGCAACTGGCTTGTAGTCTATAATTTTTTTATTTGGTAGCATAAATGTTATATCGCCACCCTCATAGTCATCATTAAGGTACATCGTACAAGTTAAAATAAACTTATTGCCTGGCCAGTCTTGTTCTGGAGTTACATAATCTGTATGGTAAATCATCTCTAGACCTTGCTGAGCAAGACTTCTTTGTTCTGCATTTTCATGATTATATCTTGAAATTGATGGGCCCATAATTGACCAATTATATTCAACACTTCGATTATGATCTGATAAGTAAGTCTTTGTTGCATACAAAAAAGCATTATTTATTTCATCTAAAATTTCTTTTTCTTCATGATAAATATCTCTCAATTCATCTGTATTAGCATTTCCATCTTTGCCGATGTCCCAAACATAAGAACCAAATCTGCTCCATGGTCTCCAGTCTTTAAATAGAACAGAAGAATCTGGATTTTTTTCAGACTCCTTGAATATTTCTACTGCACGAACATGATGTTTTAAAAGTCCACGATACACATAGATATTTTCTTCTAACTTTTCAAGTTTTATATCACTCACTTGTTTTGCCTCCATGAGAAAGAATTGTAAAGAAAAATGGAATAACATATCTTATTCCACTTTTAATCTCTGTTACTCCATGTATATAATTTAGATCACCTGGGAAAAAATATGCTGCTCCTGCTTTTGGCTTAAATTGAATCTCCTGGTTTGGAAAATAAAGTTCTCCACCCTCATAGTCATCATTTAAATAAAACAGGCCTGCAATATCGTACCAAGGAAAATCATTTGGTTTTCCAGCATTGTCACCTTCATGCAACTCTTTATCTGCATGAGGCATCTGAAGTTGACCAGGAAGCCATCTGACAATTGCTGTGCTTGTTGCCCAAGCATCTATATTAAAGAACTTGTCAACCTCAAGTTTTAGTCTTCTTTGCAGTTCTGTAATCATTGGATTAATTTTTGGGTCATTAAGGTCTAATGTGTTTGATGTTGCAACTCTATTTTCCCAGTAAGTTGAGTCATAGATTACTGTGCCCTCATCATTATAGTGTGTTTCAGTAACATCCCAAACTGATATATTCTTTGCTGCATTAGAAAGAAAGTCAAGTTCTTCTGATGTCATAAAATTTTCTCGTGCCTGAATCATTTCAGCACTTTTTCCAAAATATCCAGATGGAGTTATAGAGACTCTCTCATTTGATTGATTATTTGAATACTCTACTTTTTCCATATTTTTATTATACCACCAAATCTATTCATATTTTCTTTGCTCCCAAACCTCATTTTTATAAATTCCGCCATCTGGTTTTCTATAAATATTTGCGTTTTCAGTTGTTTGTCTAAATAGTTCTCTTGCATCGTTTTCTTCTAAAACATCAGACACCCAATTTTCTCTTTTAAATGGAATAACCTGAGCATATGGTGTTCCAGCAGGAATAACTCCTTCAAATCCTTCTATAATAAAAAATGGTAGAGATCCTGGAAGATGAACTTTGTCATTATCAATTATTCCGCTTGTTGATAAAAATGGAAGTTCGTATCTGTTAAATGGCTGTGCATATAGAGCACTATATCCTGGTGGCAATTTTACTTGCCAGTCACAGGTCCAGGCAAAATGCTTTTTGTAATAGCCTTTTGGATGCTCAAACTGTGGCATTTCATATCTATCATGAACAAAATCTTGATATTTTGCATTAGCAATCTTACATTGCAATCCGTTTGGTCCCTGGAAAAATTCAATATCGCATGGAGTATTAAGAGAATATCCAGTTGCCATAATATCAAAAATTGCTGGACATGCTTTCCATGTGGGAATCTTTCCGCCATCTGGACCAATATCAAAATCTCCATTTGGATTAGTTTTGGCAAACCTATCTGCTTTTCTAAACCACTCTGGTATAGTTTTAATTATTGGCTTTGGAGATGACTTACTTTCTTTAGAAAGCCAAATCTTGTTTGCGGTGAATGTTATTTTTTGAGTTTCCATTATACAACATCTCTTTTATCATTTACCTTAAGTTTTAAACTTTTTAATTCATGTTTTCCTGTTGACTCACCTTTATGATTTACAGCATCACGATAAAAATTAGTCCACTCTCCAGATTTACTTATTTCAAATGATGCATTTCCATAATCTGACATACCCTGGTAATACTCTTCTGAAAAATTCTCTGTATAAAGATTTACCTCTGTATCTTGTATATCAGACAAACCTATTGGAATTATTGCAACAATAGGAGTGTTTGCTGGTATTGTGATTATTTCGTTTGCCTTAGTAATTTTCCAAGCGTATGGCATTGGTGGCTCTAAAACAGAAGTACTAATAATTGTTGTAAAACCCTGCACACCTTCAATAAATTGATTTGGTACTGGCATCATAAGAAGACTTACATTTTCTTCAGACTTAAAAGTAAGACCACTGTGAAAACTTATAGTAGCATTTGCTCTGCTTGTAAAAACATAGTCTTCTCCAGAAAGAATCTTTACGTGCCCATCTGCAGAAGATGGATCCCCATCCCAGATAAAAGAAATATCTTCTGGGTATGAGAATGTCCATCCAAGAGTATTTGCTAAAGAAACTGGAAAACATCTATAAGCATGCTTATCAAATGTAGCATCCATCCAGTCTCTCTTTACATTTAAAGCCGAAAAAGAAACATCAAAATTCTTTTTCTTATATACAGAAATAGACAAATTAGTCTCCTGTTTCTTGATACATTTCGTTAGTGTGGTATTTTGCACTATAATCAAGCATTGTAACAATAGAATACTTGATTCCAGATTCTACTGGCATTGCCCTATGAGGATACATGTATGTAGATGGAAATACATATAGATCTCCAGCCTTTGGCTTAACCTCTAGATTTTGAAGTCTAAACGACAACCCTCCGCCTTCGTAATCATCGTTTGGATATCCTACCAAAGAAACTGTAGCATTATAAGAAAATCCATGATCGTGGTGGTACTGAAAGTGTTGCCCTGGGCCATACTTAATAAAGTTCATAGCCTCCCAATATCTAAGTTCTCCTAGTTGAAAGTGCTCTGTATAGTGATCTACGACTGGCTTTTGCACATCATAGCAATCTTGCCACAATTCTTGAAGTCTTAATCCTTCTGGACTTTTGTCCCATTCAATATCAGTTTTTTTAAATTTAAAGTCTACGCAGTCACGATAGTCTGGCATTCTTTGCATATATCCTACATATGCTGGCTGCCATTGGTGTGCTGGAGATTTTCCAACTGAAGATTCAAGTCTTTCAATGATGTTTAAGTCTTGTGGAAAAACATCCCTATAAACAAAAATACCACTTCCTAAATCTTCAAAAGAAGACCATGTCTTTTTAACTTCTGGGCTTGAAACAGAATTTGATTGTTCCATTTTATTTCCTCTCTCTTATACATATATTATACATTATAAATGATCCTTATGGTGCAGATCATTATAGTCTGTCATTATGACGACAGAATACTTTATTCCTTCAAAAACCTCACATGAAGCATGTTCATATACAAAATTAGATGGGAAAAGAACTATATCTCCAGCATCTGGCTTAACCTTGATTCCATGTCTAGTAAAGTCTATTTCTCCTCCAGTATAATCATCATTTAAATAAACAACTGCAGAGACTGTGCATGAGTAGTACGGACCATGGTCTCCATGTATTTTAAAATATTCTCCTGGAAGATACTTAACAAAATTAAATGCTTCTTTGTAGTTCATTTGAAGATGCCACAAAGACTCATAATCTCTTAAGCATGCATCTAGGCTATCCTCAACTTCTTTGTGAATATCAAAAAGATTTTGATTAAATTCTAAAAATTTTCCTAGATGTTCTCTTCTGTATTTTAAATCAAGACAGTTTCTAAGATCATTAATGTCTTCTTTATCATTAACCTGTGCTCCATTCCAGGCAAAGGAATTGTCTTCGTTTATTGTATTTTCTAGTCTTGAAATTATATCTAGACCTTGACTTTTAGTAAAAACATTTTTATATAAATTGATTCCGTAAGCAAGGTTTACAACCTCTATGCCATTTGATATTTTTCTTGTTGGCAGTCTTTCTTCTGATTGTTCTAATCTAGGAAGGTTAAACCACTTATACTCTTGATCCACGAAGATCCCCTTTTGTTAATTAAATTATACCATAGCATACGCAAATATGCTATACTTAAGGAATGAATGAAAAACTAATCCCCCTTATAAAAAATCCTAACTTTGAACAATTATGTAATGATGTATGGGTTATTCATGACTTTACAACAATGGATGAGCGTAAGTTTTATATAGATCTTGCTGAATCTGCCAATGAAGAAGAATGGTGGCAAAGAGAGGCTGGCTGGTGGAATGGAAAGTTTTTACCAGTTCCAAAAGATTCGAGTGTTCCCACTCAAATTGTAGAAAAAATAAAAACTGCAATTGGTGAACCAGACCATTGGACTTGGGGTAGCCCAGCCTCTGTTCATAGAATTAAGCCTGGAGAAAAAATGTTTTTACATGCTGATAACCCAAATGAAAAAAGTGGTTTAAATAATTGGGTTGACTTAAGTTTTGTTTTGTACCATAATGAATTCAATGGTGGAGAAATTATTTATCCAGAATTAGAATTTGAATACCATCCACTACCTGGTGATTTGCTGATGCATCCAGGCTCTCAGAATTATATTCATGGAACAAATGAAGTTCTTCCAGGCCCAAATAGATATAATTCAACTATGTGGGCTTATGATAATAGAGCAAAGAAACTTCACGAAGAGGGTCTTGTTTATGAGGGATATAAGACAAAAAATCAACTTCATTCTATTTATAACGGTGAAAAGCCAAATGATATTTTTTCAAATGGTGAAAGAGAACCAGGCAATAACGTTTAGTTATAAAAACTGTGCAAACAAATAAACATCTGCTGCATTTCCAAAGTTATATATAGAACCAAGGCTACCTGGCTCTCTTATATATACGTTCTTTGGTATTGGTGTGTAGGTATTAGCATCAATAGATATTTGTGATTTATAATTTACCAGCAATGGGAAAAAACATGTAGTAACCTTTTCCTCGTATTCTTCTACCGAATAATACTGTCTTATAGGATATTCCTGTGGCATTAATTTAATTACATACATTTTTACTACTTTTTTGTTGTAGTTTTTTTCAAATTCATCAGTAATTGTTTTTGCTGCATCAAAAACTCTTGGATCTTTATAACATTCAACAATGTAATCTTGACCTAATAAAAATTTTTCCTCATCTACATCAAGAATAAAACATAACTGCATATAATGATTATATTGAAATAAATCTGTTCTTGACTCTTGTTGAGCCCAATGAAACTCTCCTTTATTTTTTACTAGTTCTACTAAATTTTCTATATTATATTTCATTATTTCTCCTGATTAAATTTATAAAAAAGTGATGAAGTATTATATACCTCTGCATCAATTGAATTAAACTCAAGTATTTTTTGTTTTTCTTTTTCTGTTAGGCTTGCATAAATTCTTGTTGAATCTGGATTCCATGAGTTTGCTCTTGACTGTAGTTTTTGATTTATTGGTGGAACTGGAACATTTAAATCAGTCAGTATCTTAGTATATGCCTGTTTTGTATTTTTTAATGATAGTTCTTCAGATTTTATTAATAAAGAAACATCTTGCAGTCTATTAAATATAATATCTTTTGTAACGATACAATCTCTTGTTTCTGGGCTATATATAAAACCACCCTCTACACTTTTTATTAAAAAGTTTTTAGATTGTATATTTTTTACAGTATCATTATTTCTTATCATCCATTCAAACATTGCATCTTTATTATATTCTTCTGCTCCAATTGGTATTTTATGTTGTGCTCCATCTCCTAATACAGAAAAATGAGAATACAAACTTACTAGATGTTCTACTGGATCTCTTAGTAGACTTACCACATAAGTGTTTTTATCTATAAAATCTGCCCAAAATTGATGGGCTACATACGTATCTCTATCGTAGTGACTACCAACACCATGCTCTTTTATTACTGGGGCTAAAGGTACTATTACATTATGAGTAAAATATCTACCTGCAGTTTTTGGAATATGAAGAAAGTAGAGACTATCAAAAGTTTTCATTTTAATAGTCCCTACTCTCTGCTACTTATTACTCTGGCTGTGTTTCTGGCTTTGGATCATTATAACCCATAGTCTGTGGATTTACTCTACCCCAGTTTGATGAGAAGTATGGAGGTGGGAAGTAAGGTCCGAACGTTGGACAGAATCTAGGTGGGAAGAACGGACAGAATGTTGGACAGAACCTAGGTGGGAAGAACGGACAGAATCTAGGTGGGAAGAACGGGAATGATGGGCAGAACCGTGGTGGGAAGAACGGGAATGCTGGTGGGAAGAATGGTGGGAAGAACGGGAATGCTGGTGGGAAGAATGGTGGGAAGAACGGGAATGCTGGTGGGAAGAATGGTGGGAAGAACGGGAATGCTGGTGGGAAAAATGGAGGGAAGAAAGGTGGGAAGAACGGAACAGTTGTTGTAACTAATCCAGAACTTGTTGAGTATGCTCCATCTCCATTAGCGTTAATAGCAAGAACCTGGTACGTCTGCTGGGTTCCTCCAGTTTCTGCAACATCATAAGTTGTCACATTTCCAACACTATATATTGGTCCATCAGAGGACTTTAACTTGTATCCACTAATTGCTTTACCACCAGTTGCTGGAACTGACCATACAACCCGATCAAGGTTTGCTGATGGTGATGTTGCAGATGTAATTGATGGTGCTTGTGGAACAGTTGTTGCTGTTACTGAAGCGGTTGCTGCTGAAGCAAGAGATGTTCCTGCTGCATTTGTTGCTGTAACAGTAAATGTATAAGCAGTTGCAGATGCTAGACCTGTAACTACAATAGGAGAGGATGCTCCAGTAGCAGTAAATCCTCCAGGGGAAGATGTTACTGTGTATGAAGTTGCTGCTGGAGAATCTGCTGGCAAGGTAAATGCTACGCTAATAGCACCATTACTAAAGGCCCGTGATGTTCCTACATCTGTACCTATACCTATTGTTGGTGCCTTTGGTTCTAAGAAGTCATTCGCCTGGGCTGAATGTCTACCTACTCTTTTAATTGCCATGTTATTCTCCTTTTCCTATATTAATTTATTAAGCCTTTAGATCGCCGTAGATCAACCATGTAGTAGCACCAACCTTTGTGGCTGTTGCAGATGAGAAAGTTGTTCTAAGTGCTAATCCTGGTGTAGACTGAAGTGTCATTCCAGAACCTTGTACAAAAGTTGCGCCAGTGGATGCTGATTGATAAAAATCAATTGAAGATCCAATTGCATATTTTGCATTTCCAGTTGTATCAAATGTTACTGAGAATGCTCCAGAGATTGGTACAAGAGTATCTCTTGTATTTGCATCTGTTCCAAGTGCATCTAAAGTTGTATTTGCTGCAACGGCTGTTTTAATTGGTGTTCGTGATATCACACCTTCTTTTGTTTGTGTTCCGTCAGTAAAGACAATTCCTGATGCTGATGCTGTAATTGCTCCAGTTGCAGTAAGTGCTGCAGTTGTAGTTGTTCCAGTAAATGTTGGTCCAGCAAGGTTAGCCTTAAGATCAAGGGCTGTTTGCTGGGCTGTTGAAACTGGTTTTGCACTATCTGCTGTGTTATCTACTGCTCCAAGACCTACCATGGTCTTTGTAATTCCATTTACAGTTCCTGTGAATGTTGGATTATCTTTTGTAGCAACTACTGTTAGGTCTGCAGAGAACTGATTATTTGATAAAGCAATTCCTGTTCCTGCTGTATATGTTCCTGTTCCTGAGAACTGGTATACGTTAATATCATCAGTTCCTAAAACAAATGTTTCTGAATTTGCTACTGCAAATACCCAACCAGTTCCTGAAGTTAGTCCTGATTCTACATAAACATATGATCCTGAAATTTCTGCTGAAGTATCTGATAGTTCAGAGCGAGTTAAAACCCAAGGTGTTGATACTGTTCCTAAGTTTGTAACAGTGTACAAGCCATTTTGAGCCTTTGCTGTTTGATTTTTTACAAGAATTCTAGATCCAACTGTGTAACTTGCACCTGCAAGTGCTCCATTTGATGTAGAAGTAAGTGTTGCTCCTACTCCTGCTGTTCCATTACTATATGTTGCTGTAAGGTTTGCAGTTGTTGCTGCTAAAGCAGAATCTTTTGCTACAAGTCCTGATGCTACATTGTCAACATAAGATTTTGTTGCTGCATGTAAACTTGATGTAGGAAGACCTGAAAGTGTAAGGTCTCCTGTCATTGTTCCACCAGACTTTGAAAGTCTTGCATCTAGTTGAGTTTGAATTCCATTTGTAACTCCCTCTAGATACCCAATTTCTGTTGAATCAATATTTCCAATTGATGTAGTTGCTGGCAAAACAACAGTACCTGTTAATGTTGCACCTGCTAAAGGAGCATATGTTGATGCTGCTGTTGCAGATGCTAACTTTAGATCAAGTGCTGCCTGTGTTGCTATAGAAACCTCTTTATCTTCATCTGATGTATTATCAACATTTCCAAGACCAACCATAGATTGTGTGATTCCAGTTGTGCTTCCTGAAAAAGCAGCATTTGAAATTGATGGTGTTGTTATTGTTGGTGTTGTAAGCGTCTTATTTGTAAGAGTCTGTGTGCCAGCAAGGTATACTAGGTTTGCTGTATCTGAAATTCCGTGTACATCTGTTGCATCTGAACTGTGTGTAGATAGCATTGATGATGTAACTAAAACTGATGTATCTGCAATACCGTGAATATTTGTTGTATCTGTTTCATGGTTTGAGACTGCTGTTGCTACGTTTGCTGTAGTTGCTAGAAGTGAAGTATCTGCAATTCCGTGTACGCTTGTTGTATCTGCTTCGTGAGTTGATAGTGCTGTTCCTGCTGCAGTTGCTGCTGCAGATATTGCTTCTGACTTAGCAGTTGCTACGTTTGCTGTAGTTGCTAGAAGTGAAGTATCTGCAATTCCGTGAATTGCTGTTGTGTCTGATGCGTGATTGCTCAGATTTGTTGCTATTGTTGTTAAAAATTGTGGGTCATCTCCAAGGGCCAAGGCTAATTCATCAAGAGTATTTAGAAGTGCTGGTGCATCACCAATGATTGCTGCTAGTTCTGCTGCGTTAGCAAAATACTGTAGGGCAGACCATGTTGATGATCCATTACCCATCTTAAACTTACTTGTGTCGGTTTCAAATCCGATCTCACCTGCTGCTAGAATTGGGTTTGCAGCCGTCCATTGTGCTGCAGTACCTCTGCGCTGTTGCATTCTTGTTGCCATATTTTATTTCTCCTTTATGGGGGCTGCCCATTAACTTATCTTATTA